GGTATGTTAGCCATGTCAGATACGATTTGGTGAAAGTCTGCTTCACCTTCGTTGTATGCATCTAATACTTCGTCCACACCATAGAGTCCATCAAGACTAGCATAGTGTGTGACTAGACGTGGTTCTTGTTGTGAATAGTCAAAGCAACCCCACTGACAATTATCCTCTGGTATAAATAAACTTCTGATCCGTGGTCCGAGTTCCTTGTTACGAGCTGGTATCTGCTGTAAGTTTGGATTGTTGTAACTGAATCTACCAGTCACGGTCCCACCACTATCAGATCTTATTTGATTGATCTCTGCATGTATTCGTCCTTTATGTTGATGTTTTAGTATGGTATCAATAAACGTAGTATGAGATTTATTTATTTCTCTAGCACGAGCTATCAACTTTACCATTGGGTGTGGGTGGTTCTGCAGAAAGTTTTTTGTAAATGATGGAGAATTTGTTTTGGCGGTTAGGTCGTATGGTAGGTTTAGTTTTTGAAAAACTTTCTCTATTGAACGTGCAGCCCATATTTGAACATCTATTGATGTTTCTCTTTTTACTTTGTGTAGGCATTCTTTTTCTTCTGTTAGTAATTGTTGCTTCAATTCATATGCTGCTTCAGTATCTACACGTACACCTAAAAAACGCATATCGACTAGGCAAGGAAAGAGTTCAGTCTCTAATTTAAATATATCCTCTACATCTTCGTGATACATTTGTTTTTTCATCTCTTGCCAAAGTTTAAGAGTTAGCTCTGCATCTTGTTCTGCATACTCACCCACATACATTGCAGGTAATTTGTACATTTCTGATTTAGCATCTACACCCCAAAGATCTGCAGTTTCTTTTAATACAGCCTCATTTTTGCCTATTCCTAGATAATCACGACCCATAGAGCCTAAATCATAACGAAAGCGATTCTCGTCCACGAGAGAGCCAGCAATCATAGTATCTACAATCTCTCCAGATATGTTTAATCCTGTAGCTTTAATAAAACATACGTCATACATGGCGTTGTGAAATATCTTTGTGGCCTCTGTGTTTAACACATCTTGAAACCATTTTAGGACCATGCTTTTATCCATATTACCACCACCTTCATGAGCGATAGGATAATAACCTTTCCAATTATGCACAGCCACAGCTATACCAACAATATTACCTTTACCAGTAACAGAGCCAGAGCCCATAGTTTTTAATTCTGGGTCTTTTGTCTCCAAGTCTATCGCGATCTCATCATACTTTGATAGATCAGGAAAAGACTCTGGTGGTAACCATTCTGTTTGTGGTTTAAATATTGGCTTCATGAATAATCCCTTTCTAAAATCATTTCTAAATAATGAATTGCTTTTCTAATATCTTCTTCCTTTCCTTTTACAGAGTGCCTGCAAATATACTTTATAGCATTCCCCTCAGCAAACAAGAGTTTATTTTCATTAATAAAATGTGCTGGTTGAATTTTCATGGTGCGATAGTGTTTGCCACCAACCTGTTCCTCTAGTGATTTGTATGTTGTGCCTTTAAATAAATCTTTAGATGTCATATGCTTTTTTCCTTTGTGGTTCGATTATAAATAAATTGTTTTCTGTTCTTGTGCATGCAACGTAAAATAATCTGTGTGTATCATCTGAATTTTTTTGATAATCAATAAACGCTGCATTCGACAAATCTGTTGTTACGACTACATTTTCTCTTTCATTACCCTTTACTCCATGTATTGTAGAAACACTTATTCTTGGGTCTCTAGTTAAATCCTCTCCTGATTCAATTAGTTTTGTTATCTTTCTTATGTCTTCATCTCCTAATTCATCTAATGCCTCTTGCCAGTCTGCCTCTGTTTGCAAACCATACTTCTGTTTTAAATCATCGATATCATAGAACTGGTCTTTGACCATAGCTTTAAATAATTTTTTGTCCCAGTTTTTATTCATTTTGTTAAATATTTTTTTACAATCATTAAAATGCATAGGCACACCTGTTTTTAATTCATCCCATTTTTGTATGATTTCGTATATATTTTTTACTCTAGGTGTTGCTTTTCGTCTTTGCCAATACAAACCTTTTTCATCTAACACATCACCTATATCACTTAACATATAGTTTGCTGTGGCTAACACCAACCATTTACCTGTTGTAAAATTCACTTCATGTAAACTTTGACAACGTTTTACAGATCCTTCTTTTTCTTTTGGATAATATTTTTTGTCTACTCTATTTTTTACTTTGTTTATAATTTTGTTTGCAAGTTCAAAAGGTTTTTGTGGCACCCTATGTGATTGCTCTAATATCTTTCTTGTGCCTTCTAAATTTATAAATGTATTTACATGTGCACCATTCCATTTATAAATACCCTGGTCATCATCACCAGCAATAAAAGAATCTGTTGCTGACTCTTCTATTCGTCTTACTAACTTCCATTGTATCAAACTTAAATCTTGTGCTTCATCTACAAACATAACTCTTAGTTTTGGTGTATCGCCACCACTTAAAAATTTTTCTATCATGTCAGGAAAGTCAACTAGACCATGTTCTATTTTATATCTTTGCAATTCTTCTGATATAATTTTTAATTTATTTAACGATACTTTTGGGTTGTCTGTAAGATGATAATATTTTACAGGATCTATTTCTTTTGATCGTGCTATATTTATTAGTTGTATATATGGATTCTTTGAATAAAAAACACCATCATGGTCTTCATCCTGTTGTGTTCCTTCTATTTCTATTCCCATCTTTTCTCCTAATTCTTTGTAATGTTTTTCTTTCATTACTTGGTTTCTACTTAAACCAAGTTGATTAAAACAAAACGAATGTAGAGTTTGAAAGTATGGCAGATCATCTGATAGAGATAATTTAAATTTAAGTGCAGCTCTTTCTTTACCCTCTATCGCGGCGTTTTTACTAAATGTAAAGTATCCAATCTTATCAGGCTCTGTTGTTTCTAAAAATTTTTCTATATGTTGTAACAAAGTGTGTGTTTTACCTGTTCCTGGTGGTCCGTATATTATTGTTCTCATCTTTCGCTCGCCGTTTTTAATCTATGACATTCTTTACAAAGTAGTTGAAACTTTGCGTGTTGTTTATGATACTCCCTCCATATTTTTCTGTGATCTTCTCTTAGTCTCCAATATAAGCCTTGTATCTCTTTGTTCATGCTTTTTTTAAATTCTTCTTTGTCATGAATATTAAAAAAAGAATTTACTATGGTTTTATACGGAATAACATGGTCTACGTCTAAACCAGCTTCTCTTGGACAAGAACAATCAAAACACTCTTGAATGTGTTGATTATTTTTTCTATATTCTTCTGATTGATATTTTATTTCATATCTCATTGCGGAGTGTAATCTTTCATCGTCTGTTTGAGTGCCTTTTCCAAAACAAGATAAATATGATTTAGCTGTAACTGACTCAATAGAGTCATCTTCTAATTTAAAACCAAGACAATAACCATTATAGTCATCTTTAATTAAAACAAAATTTTTAATATTTTTACCTTTAGTTTTTCTTCCATACCAATCACCATCGATTAAATAATTTTTAAATAAATTACTAACATTTGAATTTTTTAGCGGAGTTTCTTCTGTTAGTTGTATTATAGGTTCTACACAATTTAAACCAGTATCTACCGTTTCTCTTACTAAACTTCTAAAAAATTTATACGCTTTAGATTTATTTTTAAAATCTTTGCCACATATATTTATATATTTCATTAGTAGTTATCTTTCTTAAATGGTTTTGGTGTGTATGTTTCTGGTTTCTTATCAAACCTAGCCACAACAAACACAGATAGCTTATGTTTACCCACACGTTTAGTTGTGCAGTTTAAATTATCTTTTAACATTTGTGATGTTCTTTGATATGGCACCTTCCAATGTTTTCTTGATAAATAATTATGAAAGAAGTTATCAAATACAAAATGATGATGACCTTCTTTTGTATACGTTCCACCATTTTTTAAATCTTCATAATCGTCTTTTTGTATTCTGTTTACACAATAGTCTTCAAGATAGTTTCGCAATATGTCTTTTGTGCCTGTGCCCTCTGCTGGTTCTGTTATCTCTGCGTTTTTTAATAGTATGTTTGTAAGTTTTTTCCAGTCGTTTGTTTTTAACGTAGGTGGATTAAATCTTAATTGTTTTACACATTCTTCTTGAAATAAACTTTGATTTGTTAAATGTTTTGCAGAGTCAAGATATAATCTATCACCATCTACATTCATGTAATAATATGGCTCCTCCAAATTTACGACTTGTAAATCTGTAAGATTAGGAAAAGTTATTTCTTGACCTATACCAAATTTTCTACTCTTGCATAATTTTTTATCACACAAACTACACATAGGTTGATCATTACATTTATAACCCCAGTCTTTCTTTTCATGTTGCTTTGTTATAATATTTACTTCTACATCTGACAATGGTTTTGCCATTGCTGATTCGTTAAATAATATTAATTTTGTTTTCCAATTTTCCGGCCATTTAGATTTTGCATACACACCATAATGAAACAACGCATTGTTTCTACCACCCTCTGTAACTTTGTTTTGCATCATAAGTTCTATACATGGTGGTCCATCAGAATATGGTGTCTCTGGTCTTTTAACTTCTATTGTGCTGATGTCTTCTTGTTTATATCTTTCTACTAATTCAAAAAAACTTTCTAGTGTAGCAGCTTCGCCATTCTCGAGAAAGGCATATCTTGTTGTATTACTACAATTAAAGTATGGTAAATTTAAAAAATTTCCTGTATCATCTTTGGATTTTAATTCTCTTTGTTTTGGAAAAACTTCTGATCCACCATAACCTAAAACAGATCTAATCTCATTTAATTTATCTTGCATCAAACTCGCTGATACATAATCTTTTGTAAATAAAAATACGTGTGCACCACCAGATTTTGACCTACAAACTATTAGTGGTAACTTAAATTGTTTAATTTTGTTTATAAGTTTTTGATGATCAAACCCTGCATAGGAGTCAATATCTATACAACCCCATTTACATTTGTTGTCATCATTGATTGGTATTACACCTAAACTATCAGTGCCATCTAAATGTTTTTGCCATAAATCATTTGTTATGACTTCTCTTTTTACAAAAGATTTACCTTTTACTTTTGTGCCATTACCATTTGATTCACCTACAATAGTGACACCATGCGCACGGTCTAATCCTTGAAATATGTTTTTAAACTTCTCAATCATATTTTATAAGTGGGCGTTTCCACTCTCGCATCGACGCCCACTACCTAGGATCTAGTAATTTGAATTAGACTTTGTTGTCTCTTCCGTGCCGTGTTTAGCTTGGATCTCACCCTTACCTACACTAGTTGCAAAGTTTTTAGCCATGTCATACAAATCTTTTTGTTCAACAGGACCAACTTTAGACACATCCCAACCAAACCATGTTCCTTTGTCGTTAGACATCTGGA